TGCTTTAAGTAAATGTGCCGCGTAACTGCTGGCAGCTTCCCCGTCGACATGTGATGATCTTGTAAAAGTGTCAATTACTTTGTTATGACCGTAGTTCGCAGTTGTCCCGATTCCATATCCCGTACCGCTGCTGGCGTGATTTATAGGTGCCCTACTCGTGTCTGTCGGGTGGACGTGGTTACTTCTCGCAGCTTTTGTCGTCGTTCCGACCGATGCCGCACCATTCTTTTTTATATTTGAAGCAAGAGTTTCAAAGTTAAGAGAAAATGATCTGTTTGCTGACAAATCACCTCCACCTGACAATCCATTTCCGGCAGATATAGTTCTGGTTGACGGTGGATTCCCGGATGCAATACCGTCTTTTGTTATGAGCAATTTCCAGTTATCGCCGTGTGCTGATGGTTCAAGCCCTTTGTTCGGTACTGATTCCGTGCCGGTTTTTGCAATATATATTCCGCCGTCGCTTGCAAGAACGATTGATTTATCAGCAAAATATTCTGTATCTGCCTGCCATTCTGCAATTCCGGCCTGAAAAATATACGCAAGCTGCCGGGTGAAAAGAAAATACAATCCGTTTATATCTTCTATCCGAGATGGTTCCTGATGGTTATTTGTTGCTGAGAAAAGTCCCTGTCCGTAATATGCGTCAAGATTCTGTATTTCGTCAGGGTCTTTTGTTGTTACCTGGCTTCCCGCGCTGTCGCTCCCGAACTGTCCAAACTCACCCGTCGGGCCATTTTCACCGAATATTTTTTGTAAAAATCTGCTTAACATGTTTTCAGTATACCTCTTTTTCAGGATATTTCATAGACATTGACAAGAATTCCGGCCGGTTTCGGTAATGCTCCGACACCCTTAGCCACATTAAAAAGTCTTTTTACAGATTGTTTGACATAATATGATATTTCAAGCGTTCCCTCGACGCAATAAGCATCATTTCCAAAATATTCATACATAAAATCGTCAATATCTTTTAATGACGCATTACTGTTTCTTTTTGCAATGCAAATTTTTATTAAATTTCTAAGTTCTGTATCGGTTAAAGAATATTGCGTCTGCCCGGTCTCCGCGTAACTCCGAAACTGCCAATCAATATTGTCCATCGATTCAGCATAAGTCTTCATCCTGTAAAAAGTAAAAGGAGCCGTCTCCCCGTATGCGGAATATCCGTAATAATCCCGTGCAAAAACAGTTCCCGGAATATATCTTTTAGCGCCTACATATTTTCCAAGAATGTCAAGCTGTTTTCCTACAGCCGTGTCTATATTATAACCATCGCGTACTGCGATAATAAGCTCATAAATCGTAAGGATTTTTAGTACTGCACGGATAAATCCCGACGCTTTCGGTTTTGAGTTGTATTGAATTATGAGTAAATCCCTGTAATATTCAATCAGTTCAGCATCTGTCATGATATTGTGATCCTTGAAACATCGAGAACAAATCTGCTTTGAGGTGTCGGGCAGGTGATCGTTTCATACCAGTTTGTATTATCGGTTGAAATTTCACACCCGGTAATTGTATATTTTGTTGATAAATCTTTAATCAGACAAACGAAAGAATCAGAACTTGCATTGTCTCCTATAGCGTAAGAAACATTTTCTACAAGCTGTTCTTTTATGTAGTCGGTATCAACGCTTCCAGACCCCAATAAAGATACAGACATATGCACATACAAATTGACCGTTACAGACCGGTCAAACTTCATTACGGCCGTTGTTCCATTGGCACGTGTGACATATATTTCCTCGTCCCCTTTCATCCCAATTCCGGCAGGACGTTTTGCATAAATGGCTGCCGCTATTTCGTCATCGTCTCCACCTTCGGCAACAACCCAAATCGAATGAGCCGGTATCCCGTTAGAATCAGTTGAATCGGTATCATTTTCATTTACGATACAGGCTGTGACTCCGTCCAGGTCTTTAATGGCTGCTTCAATAGCGTCAGTATATCCTTGACTCGTGAGTGAAACGCTCCTTTCCCGTCTCACCCTCAACGCCGCGTCAGTTTCTTCATCCTCTCCCTGTTGAGTCAAACTGGACGTATTTGAAATGGCTGTGACTCCTGCAACGGCTGTAACCGGTGTAGTAATCGTATTGATTGTGACCGCAACATTGCCGATATTTACAGCACGGAACTCAAGCGAATGTGTTCCGGCCGTAATTGTCGTGGATGTTAAAAGTGCAAACTTTGTTCCTGCATCGTCTTTTACCTGATAGACATCTGATGAAAAATCAATCGCTTCCGATGCGTCGTCCAATCCGATTAAATTGACCGTCCTATCTACAGTAATATTTACCGGTGTGATTGTAAAAGTAGCTCCTTTCCGGGTAATTCCGTTTATATTTACACGTTCATCAAGTAGCGTGCCGGAAGCCTGTTCCGGGTCGAAAGAAGAACACACGGAAGAAAGCAGCTCACGCAGATCAACACCGGCTTGACAAAGTATCCCGATTAACTGACCGTCGGGTGTGTCAGAATCAACATTTATGTCATCGCCGTAAATCGTTTTGAGATCAGCGGTTAACTCTGTTTTTAAGTCTGAAAGAGTTTTAATTGTGAGACCGTTTGTGTCTAGTTTGTCATCAGCCATACTATACTGCTTCCTCTATCGTTATGCTTCCGTAAATTGTATCAATCGTCACCGTTATAGTCAAATTACGTTCTGCTGAATCAAGTGTACTCGAAAAACTGTTTATTCTCAATACTCCGGCTGTCTGTAAAATTACCCGTTTAATATCAAGGTCAAGTTGTGTCTTTTTGCCTTTGTCAAGAAAATTAGTCCAGTCGACACCATTTTCAGTATCAAAAAAACAATCTCCTTTCCAGCTTCGGAGTCTTGTTTTTACATTTTGTGCTACAGCGTCTTTATCTGATACGTAAGACTGCTTTCCTCGTCCGAATTCCCAATCATCATTACTGTCTAAACCACGTGTTCTCATCCTATTTTAACCTCGCTTGAGCCACCTGTTATTTTACCGGTAAGACTTGACGGTGCTGTCCCGAGAACAGACAAAGCAGTCGTCATAGCACCTGCATAAGCTGTGACACCGGATGGAGACCCTCCGGAACTGCTCAATGCAGCTAAAGCCGATGTCCATGCGGAAAGAAACGTATTCAATTTGGTGAAAAATAACCAATATGTAGAATCTTCTACTGACGTACTTTTAACTTCATCTTCTTTTCTCGCCGCTTCCGAAATATCAGAACTCTCTCCGCCCGATGTCCCCACGATGCGTACAAGGCTTCCGTTATGATTGTATACTTTTGTAGACGGGCTTATACCGATTAGAGCTATTCCGTCTGATAAATCATGTTTCCTATTTGTATTCGGGTCTGCGACATTGGCACTGTCCCACCACGTATCAATGTCACGATCATTAAAAAGCACGATACAATAATCTCCAACAGCAATCGGCATATCAATATAAGCACCACCGCCTGCCAGCACAAAATACGGGCAATCTACCAGCATGGGAACCTGCACCGAAGAATCATCGGATAAAGCACGCTTAATCTGTAAAGTAACAGATACGGTCTGTTTGTTATTGTCAACTGCTTCTATTTTCCCGATTTGTACACAATTCATTGTTGCAAAAATATCTTTTTTTGCATCTTCGATGACATCCGACAAATCAGGTGGTAAAACATCATTTTGTGTCATTTGTTAATCTCCGTAAAGGCTCTGGATCCTGCATAAAGGTCAAGCGTGGTTATTGCATCTCCGACGTTTGCTTCAGACACTGTAAAAGCATGGTGGAATCCGTCAACCCGGTATGTCCCGTTATATTTCGGCCATTCACTCCTTATTTCAACGGCATGTCCCGGCTGTATTTCAGGAGAAAAAAGGACATCACAGCTCAAATACGTGTCACGCCGTTTCGGGGTCGTAAGTAGTGCTTCAGAATCAAGTACGATTGCTTCCCCTGAAATTATTTCATTATCTGCAATTGTGTTCAACTGTTCGTTGTCTATATATGATGTTCCGTTTGTTAATTTCTGAATTTCATCAAAGCTGGAACCAAAAACTACAGTTCCGCGCTTGTTTTTTCCCTCTATCGATGTTCCAAACATCCCGGCAGCGCATTCTGGCATCGTCTGTATAATCTGTTTCAGCATGTTCTGTTTTAATTCCCCTGATTGATATGTTGCCGAACAGAAACCATTCTGAATCTGATACATTCCGTCATAGGCATTTATTTTTGTAATCCATTCAGTACCCTGCTTATAGCTATACGCTTCCTGAATTGATCCCAGAAATATCTGATATACAGATTTAGAAGAATATCCGGCCATAATTGACATACGCCAGTATTCTGTGAGTAAATATTTATCTTTATATAACAGATTGCGTGTAGTCGGAGAAAGATTATATAAAGTCACATCTCCCGTATTAACTGATGCACCAATAGACCGCTTTATATCAAATACTGCTGAAAAAGGCGGCTCTATTGTTATTTGCGTTCCCGAAGGTGTCTGTATAACTATTCTGTACCATCTTCCGAACTTCATACGGTGTATCCCTCTTTAATCATGGTATCAACAGTCTCTATTTCGTCAGTTGTCAAAAGGTATAGGACAACTCGTTCTGTCGAAAAATCATTGATTAAAAATGGTTCAAAAGTATCTGTACAGGTTACGCATAATCCCCATTTCCACGTCCTTTTGAACTTATGAATAATATTCGGCCCACGCACAAGATGAATTCCGTTAGCCGCAAAGTTTCCATATGTAATATTTGCA